GCCGCCCGAGGTCCGGGACCACTGGCAGTCGATCGAGGAGTACCGGCGCCGATACCGGAACGACCGGGCCGAGCTCATCACCAACGACCCGAACCTGTCCACTGACCAGCACAAGGTCGAGACCTACGTCCCGGTGCCGTGGCCCCGGGAGCTGTGCCGGTTCTCCTCCGCTCTCCTGTTCTCCGACACCCCGCAGGTGTCCTATGCCGGCGACCCCTCGGACCTCGACGACCTCCTCGAGGTCAACGACTTCGGTGCCTTCTGCATCCGCGGCGGGATCAAGGCGGCGTGCGACGGCCGCATCGGGATCCGGGTGCTGTGGGACGACGACATCTCGACGACCGTGCCCCTCATCACGGCGGTCGACGAGAATCAGATCGTGTGGGACATCCGCCACGGATCGTTCTATGCCGGCGGCATGGTGGTCATCACCCGCCAGGCCGACGGCGACAAGAAGCAGGACATCTACCGGCTCCTCGAGGAGCACACGAAGGGCCTGGTCAAGCGCACGCTCTACAAGGGCGTCCGCTCCGAGCTGGGAAAGCCGGTGCCTCTCTCCACCGTGGCCGAGTTCGCCGACCTCGCCCCCGAGTGGGAGACCGGCCTCGACGTGCCGACCCTGGTGCCGTGGGAGAACGTGCCCGGGGCCGAGTCCGACCTGTTCGGCATGGGGCCCGTGTTCAATGAGATGAACGAGGCGGAGTCGCTCCTCCTCGACCGCGGCCGCAAGAGCATCCCCCGGGTCTTCGTGGACAAGTCCCTCCTCGACGAGACCGGCCGGGCGCAGATCGACGGGATCATCCCCACCGGAGGCTCCCGGGTCCGGCCGCCCCTCGGCGCCACCGCCGGCTCCCTCATCGAGACCGTGGACGTGAAGCTCCAGTTCGCCGAGCACGTCGACTGGATCAACCACATCGCGCAGCTCATGGTGACCGTGGCCGGCTACGCCCCGTCCACCTGGGGAATCCAGGGCGAGACCGCCAGCGTGCAGCGGGCCGTGTCGGGCTACGCGATGAAGCTGGCCCAGCTCCGGACGCTCCTGACCCGCTCGGCGAAGGAGCACATGGCGCTCCAGGCCCTCGGCTGGGGGACGGCCGTGGCGATGACCCTCCAGCGCGGCGGCCACCACGTCGCCGACAACCTCCCGGACATCGAGCTCGGCGACGGCCTCCCGAACGACCCGCTCGACGGCGCCCAAGAGGTGCTGTTCCTCCGGCAGGCGGCCGCCGCCAGCACGCAGACCCTCGTGGAGACCATCCACCCGACCTGGGGGCCCGAGGCGGTGCAGGAGGAGGTCAACGAGATCATGGATGATGCCATGATGCCCCCCGGCACCGGCCAGGCGCAGGGCGTGGGCCCCATGGGCGACGTGGTGAAGCACCTCCTCCGGCCCGGCCGGTCTCAGAAGGCCGGGGACGGGGTTGACCCGACCGTCGGCGTCGAGTGACCACGCAGACCAAGCAGCCCACCAAGCGGCAGATCCTCGAGGATCTCGTCGCCCTGTTCGTCGTCGGTGAGGCCACCGGGTACGTCCTCCTCCAGGCGGTGACCGAGCTCCTCACCCTGTTCGGCCTGTCGGCCCCCACCGCCCGGTGGCTCGCCACCCTGACGGCCGGCGGCAACGCTCCGCCGGAGCTGGGGGTGCCCACCGGCCCGGCCCAAGAGCAGGAGGCGGAGCACGCGAAGGCGTGGCTCGGCATGTACCTCGTGGCCGCCGCCGGCCGCCTCATGGAAGCCACCGAGGCGGACGTGGCGGGGGAGCGGGGCACCAACGTCGCCACCACGGCGGCGCAGAAGGCCGAGGAGCGGTACTACCAGCTCCACCGGAGCGCCGAGGGGCGCCGAATGCGCGCCGCCGCACTGGTCGACATGGCCGCCCGGCTCAACTCCGACCGGGCCGGGACCGGGGACGAGCTGGCGGCGGCCGAGGTCGAGTACCTCGGGTGGCGGGCCGTGATCGACAACAAGACCACCCCGGAGTGCCGCGCCGCCAACGGCCTCAACTTCAAGGCCGACCGGATGCCCGTCATCGGGTGGCCCGGCGCGGTGCATGTCGAGTGTCGATGCTCCGCCGGGCCCGCCGTGCCGGGGGCAGGCATCCTCCCTTCCGTCTGACCTCGCTGAAACTGTCGGGTTCCCGTTTCGCTCGTTTCCTACTGTCACCCGTGCGACGTGGAGCAGCAGCAGCTCGCCGGGCCCATAACCCGGAGGTCGTGGGTGCAAGTCCCACCGCCGCCACTACCGAACGTGACGGGTAATCACGGGGAATGAGGAAGCGTGCCAGAACCCACAGCAGAAGAAGTCGCCGCAGCCGCCGAGGCGAAAGCCAAAGCGGACGCAGATGCAGCCAAGGCGAAAGCCGACGCTGACAAGGCGGCGGAGGTCAAGTTCTCACAGGCAGACCTCGACAGGATTGCCGGCGACAGCCGAGCAGCCGGTCGGAGCGCCGCCGAGAAGGAGCTCCTCGAGAAGCTGGGGGTGACGGATCTCGATGCAGCCTCGGCAGCCATCAAGGCGGCCAAGGAAGCGGATGACGCCAAGTTGTCCGAGGTCGAGCGGCTCACCAAGGAGCGCGACGAGGCGCTGGCAGAGCGGGAGCGGACCATGAAGTCCGCCGCCGATCTTCTGGCCCTCACGAAGCTCGAAGGTGCGTTGCGGGATTCGGGGATCAACCCCGAACGGATACCCGCAGCGTTGAAGCTGATCGGCGCCGGAGAGCTCAAGGTGGACGGAACGGATGTCACCGGAATCCCGGAGGCAATCGAGTCGGTCAAGGGAGCAAGTCCCGAGTGGTTCGGTGGGACGAAGCGACCTGGAGCGGCCGATGCCGGCGGGGGTGGCAGCACCGGAACGACCGACTGGTCATCCGCATCGAAGTCCGAGCTCGCGGACGAGGCATTTGCAAAGTACGGCGTTCGTATCTAGCCCCCCTGAGAGAGGTTCACCCCCATGAGTTTTCGTGACGCAGTTCCGGCATCGTTGCAGGAGATCATCCAGAACGGCCTCCTCGAGGGTTCGTTCAAGCAGGCACTCCAGCCCATCACCCTGTACGACCGGCTCGCGGACGTGGAGCCCTGGGGCGCCAACCTCGGTGCCCAGTCGATCATGACCCGCTCGGGCGTGATCGCCCCCATCTCGACCCCCGTCACCGGGTCGGATGCCACCGCCGGGGCCTACGGGTTCGAGCAGTATTCGGTGAAGATGGATCAGTACGGCTACTCCATCGACACCAACATGGCCGCCAGCGCCATGGCCCTGGCTTCCAAGTTCCTCCAGGACAACGTGACCCTGGGCATCCACGCGGCGCAGTCGCTCAACCTGGTCGCCCTCAACGCCCTGTACGGCGCCTACGGCGAGGGCACGACCTACTGCAACGCGACCAGCTCGTCCTCGACCACGCTGGCCGTCGCCGATGCGACCGGATTCGCCTACGCCCCCTCGCTGACCTCGGCCTCGAGCTCCACCGAGGGTCTGGCCGGCGCTGCGGTGCCGATCCTGTCGCCCGTGTCGGGGTCCAACCCCCTGACGGTCACCTACAACGGTGTCGCCAACACCGTGACCGGCGTGACCATCACGACCAACCACACGGCCGACACCGTGACCCTCGGGACCGCCGCTGCCGGCGTCATCGGCAACGCCCTGGTCTCGGCGATCGCCCCGGTCCAGTACCGGCCGAACGCCCGGACCTCCCAGTCCACGCTGGTGGCCGGCGACATCGCCACCCTGAGCCTGTTCGAGTCCGCGGTCACCCGCCTGCGGACGCAGAACGTGCCCACCGTGGCCGGTGCCTACGAGGCCCACGTCGCCGCGCAGACGGTGAACGAGCTGTTCCAGGACACCAACTTCCGCCAGGTCTACCAGGGCCGCTCGGACAGCCCGGCGTACCGGGACTTGACCGTGGGCGACAGCCTCGGCGACGGCGGCGTGGAGTTCATGGGCCGCTTCGCCGGCATCGACTGGTTCCTCAACAACGTGACGCCGACCGTCGTGAACCCCTCGGGGGTCACGGTGTACCGGCCGATCGTGGCCGGCCAGGGCTCGCTCATCAAGGCCCCCTTCGAGAACATGGGCAGCTTGGTCTCCGAGCTGAACGCCGGGGCGACCGTGCAGGTCGACATGATCGGCGGGGTCGCTCGGATCCTCCGGGCCCCCCTGGACCGCTTCGGGCAGGTCCTCTCGTCCACCTGGTCCTGGATCGGTGGCTACACCGTCGGGACCGACATGCTGACCGGGGATGCCGCCGCCTACAAGCGGGCCGTCGTCGTCGAGCACGCCTAGTCCAAGGAGCTCACAAACATGGCCGCTGCATCCACCCCCGCCACCGACGCCGCCAAGGTCGAGGCCGACGCGCAAGCCCTCGTGGCTGACGCTGAGGCCAAGGCCAAGACGGACGCCGCCGAAGCTGAGGCCGCCGGCAAGGCCAAGGCCGAGACCGAGGTCAAGGCCGAGGAACCGGTCGTCCACCGGGAGTTCGAGGTGCTCAAGAACTTCACGGCGCACGTCGAGACCCAGCTCATCAACTTCGTGAAGGGCGATATCCTCCACGGGATCATCGGCGAGCCGCTGCACTCGAAGGGCGCCCCCGTGAAGCCCCTGGAGCCTGCGGCTGAGAAGTGACCTCCGTCCAGCCGGCGATCCCCGGTGTGCCGGTAGCGGGGTCCACCCCGACGCCGTACATCTCCGCCGGGGACGCCGAGGGGCGGCTCCTGACTGAGTTCGGGATCACCACCTCCCTGTCGAACGGCCACGTCCTCGCGGCGTCCATGGCCCTCGACGAGGAGGCCCCGTTCGAGGGCGTGAAGTTCAACCCGGAGCAGGAGCGGCAATGGCCGCGGACGTTCATGTACGGGTGGCCGAACATGCTCGGGGCCCCCACCCCCGTCATGGTCAGCGACCAGTTCGCCGGGGCCTTCTACCTCGACTACGAGCAGGTCATCCCCTGGCAGGTGGTCGACTGGGTG